CTCTAAGAAAACCTTATACGCATATGTAAATGATGCTATCGGTTTTCGTATGAGTACAGAGGTTGTTTTATATTATTCAGACAGATTCTTCGGGACTGCAGATGCAATTTGTTTCCGGAATAATAAACTCAGAATCCATGATCTGAAGACCGGTGTCGGCCCAGTGCATATGGAACAGCTTGAGGTGTATGCAGCGTTGTTCTGTCTTGAATATAAGATCAGACCAGGTGATATCGAGTTTGAACTCTGTATTTACCAGAACGATGAAGTAGTAGTATTTAACCCGACTGCGGAAGATATCCTGCCGATTATGGATAAGATTGTTCATCTCGACAAGATACTCGCAGAATGTGATGCAGAGGAGGCGTAACCGATGAATCCGATAGCAGAAGAAATCGAATCATATTTAGGATCAGCCTCTATGACAGATGAGGAATATCTGGCACATTATGGTATGCCTCGCCGTTCGGGAAGATACCCTTGGGGTTCAGGTGAAGATCCGTATCAGAGCTCACGTGACTTCTTAGGTCGTGTGGAGCAGATGCGAAAATCTGGTTTTACATATACTGATGAAAACGGTAAGAAATGGACTGGTGATAATGCGATTGCTAAATCACTTGGTTACAATTCTACTGATTTCCGAACAGTGTATGCAATTGCGAAAGATGAGCGTAGATCGGATATGGTTGCTACAGCCAAACGTCTCAGAGACAAAGAAGGAATGAACAACTCCGAGATTGGTCGAAAAATGGGAATCAATGAATCGTCTGTTCGGTCACTTCTTGATCCAAATTCTGAGTCAAGAATGAAGCAGGCCAGAGATACTGCCAAATTCTTGAAAGAGCAGGTTGATAAAAAAGGCATGGTCGATGTTGGCGCCGGTGTGAACAATGATCTGAAGATCACGAAAGAAAAATTGGATCAGGCGTTGTTTATATTACAGGCTGAAGGCAACTATGAAGTGTATGGAGGCCGATTCTCACAGGTTACAAATAAAGGTCAGATGACGACTCAGAGAGTTCTTTGTAAACCGGGAACACCCCACAGTGCAATCTACGATTTTGATAATGTCAAGACTGTCACTGATTATATTTCCAGAGATGATGGGAAGACCTTTGAGAAGAAATTTACTTACCCAGAGAGTCTTGATTCCAAGAGACTTATGATTCGCTATAAAGAAGATGGCGGTATCGACCGGGATGGAACTGTTGAACTCAGGAGAAACGTGCCGGATCTGTCACTCGGCGAATCCAAGTATTCCCAGGTCCGTATCATGGTGGACGGAAAAAAGTATATCAAAGGCATGGCTGTCTATAAAGATGATAAAGATTTTCCACCAGGCGTCGATGTTATATTTAACACCAACAAGTCCAAGAGTGTTCCAAAACTGGAAGTTCTTAAAGATGTGAAACCAGATCCGGACAACCCATTCGGCTCTCTTATTAAAGATGCCGATCAAGGCGGGCAGTATTGGTATACAGACAAAAATGGTAAGAAGAAGCTCGGCCTTATTAATAAGCGATCCGATGAAGGTGATTGGACCGAATGGAAAGATGCTTTACCATCTCAGTTCTTATCCAAACAGTCAAAAGCCATGGCTGAAAAGCAGCTTGGTATCGCTAAAGCAGACAAACAGGCAGAATATGAAGTCATCATGGCTCTGACCAATCCGACTGTGAAGAAATATTATCTTGATAAATTTGCAAGCAGTTGCGATTCAGCAGCCGTACATCTTAAAGCAGCTGCATTACCTGGTCAGAAATATCATGTTATTCTACCTGTCACATCTCTGAGTGAGAAAGAAGTATACGCTCCTGGATATCCTGATGGAAGTAGACTTGCTCTTGTTCGATATCCTCATGGTGGTACATTTGAGATTCCAATCTGTACAGTCAACAACAAGAACAAAGATGCTGTCAAGATGATTGGTAAGGACTCCATTGATGCGATTGGTATCAACAGCAAAGTTGCTGAACGATTGTCTGGTGCTGACTTCGATGGCGACACCGTAATGTGTATTCCAACTCATGATCGTGCTGGAAAAGTTAAGATTGCTAGTCGCCCGCCTCTTGAAGGACTCGAGGGATTCGATCCCAAGATGGGTTATCAGGGCGAGAAGAAAACTGGATCTGATGGTAAAGAACATTGGTATCGAGACGGTAGAGAATACCAGCTCATGAAGAAGACTGATACTGAGATGGGTAAAATCTCTAATCTGATTACTGATATGACTATCATTGGAGCGACAGACGATGAATTGGCTCGTGCTGTAAGACACAGTATGGTTGTCATTGATGCTGAGAAACATCATCTGGATTACAAGCAGAGCGAAAAAGATAACAACATTCAGGCACTGAAGCAGAAGTATCAGATCAAAGTCGACGAGAACGGAAAAATCAAATACGGCGGTGCATCCACCCTTATTTCCAGAGCCAAAGGAGAAGTTACTGTTGATAAGCGACAGGGAACTCCTAAACCAAACCTCCCAGGTAAAGAATGGTATGATCCATCCAGACCTGATGGAGCTCTTATCTACAAGAAAGCTGACGATGCTACCTATACCGTAAAGAAAGTGAATAAGAAGACTGGCGAGGTAACGGAGGTAACTAAGAAGCGTACCGATAAGAGTAACCGTATGTCCGAGACCGATGACGCTATGACCTTGGTATCTAAGTATAGACATCCAATGGAACTCGTGTACGCTGATTACGCTAACAGCATGAAAGCTATGGCCAACAAAGCAAGGGTTGAGTCCAGTAAAGCCGGTAAGATAGCCTACAGTAAGGATGCTAAGAGGAAGTATCAGGAAGAGTATGACAGTCTCACTAAGAAACTGGCAATAGCTGAATCTAATACACCTCGTGAACGTGCAGCCCAGCGTATGGCTAACGCTACCGTTCAGAGAAAGCAGAAAGCTGCTGAAGAAGCTGGTGTTAAGCTCAAACCGAAGGATGTTAAGAAAGCAAGTCAGCAAGCACTCACAAAAGCAAGAGAAGAAGTTGGCTCTGTTTCAAGAAGAGACCGAAACATCGTCATCACTGATAAAGAA